ATATCGCGGTCGTGGGCTGAAACAGATTACCGGCCTGAGCAACTATCGCAGTTGTGGCCAGGCGTTGAAACTGGACCTTGTTACTCATCCGGAGCTGCTTGAAAAGGATGAATACGCCGCGCGCTCTGCCGCATGGTTCTACGTCTCGCACGGATGCCTGCTCCATTCAGGCGATGTGGAGCGCGTCACGCTGCTTATCAATGGCGGCCGTAACGGGCTGGATAAACGTCGCGCGCTGTTTAACCTGGCGAAATCAATTCTGGTGTGAGGTGAATGTGGGGATCGAAACGATAATCGGGCTGGCCGCACTGGTTATTTCCGCTATTGCCGGCGCTTTTGGTCTGGGCCATATCCGCGGCAGCAGTAAAGCAGAGGCTAAAGCCGACCAGCAGCGCACCGAAGATAACGCAGCGGCAACGGTCGCAGCAGCCGAACGCCGGGTAGAAGCAACGAAAGAGGCCAGCAATGTACAGCAGACTGTTAACCATATGTCTGGCGACGTTGTTGATCGCGAGCTGCGGGACACGTGGAAGCGTCCCGGTGGTGGTTGATACAGCCTGTGACTGGATAAAGCCAATCTACCTTACTGATCACGACATTGATGTTCTTGACCGCCAGACGAAGCGCGACATCCTGGCGCATAACAAAGCGTGGCAGGCTAGCTGCCAGAATCCAAAGCAAGCGAGGTCCAGGTGATTGCAACCATCGGAACTATCCTTGTTTGGGCTCTAATCCTTATTGCTGGAGCTGCTGGACTGTTTTTCGCATTCATCGGTTTTACGTTTTTTATCAGTTGGCCGAAGGGACGCTGACTTATAAAGCATTACAGCAGGCACTCAATGAATGCCTGCTGTAAAATGGACGGTTAGAGTAATTTTATAAATTTATCGCCGTCGTTAACTTGCTTGGCAATCCTGAGAATTACCGCAGCTATAGAGGCAATGAACTTTTCACGATTTGAAATCCCTTCGTCATTGAGATGTATTCCTTTGTCACCAATCAGGATGCCAAATTTGGGGTTTTCAATTAGCTCTCTTTGATCGCCCTTGCTTATGAGTGTGATTAATTTATTTATCTCTTCATTGGTAATTTCTGAACTATCAATTTGATGTGAGCGTGCATTTCTGATTTTGTTTACGACTTTAAGCTCCTGGTAGGAAAACTCATTCAAACCAAAATTTGTAGCGAGCTTGAGTTTTGCCGCGTATGACATAGTTAAGTTTTCGCCGAAACCATCAAAAAAATTAACGTTGTTTGATGCAGCACAGCACCACGCTTCAATAATTTTCTCGGTTACCAGGTGAAGGCGCAAGACGACACCTATGTCGTCTTCGCTTTGCATTATCGAAGATAGCCTTTCCCATGTTTGTTCATTAAGCAGAACCATTTCATTGAAAATTTTCTTATTCATAAATCATTCCTTTGTTGATTGTGCCAGTGCTCGTGGGCAGATGAGCACTCTACACCAGTATACAGAGAGGTAAGCCATGGGCGGAACAATTGAAATCAGTGAGGTTGGGATGACAGTCAATATGGCTGGTGGCGGGAAAATAGTTGTCGGCAATTGGGGTGATGGCCCAGTAAATACGGCAGCCGCTCGCCCCCCCCGTACCCCGGAAGAGGAGCTTTATGGTCGTGGGCTCTGTCTTCTGCCTGATGGCTGGGAAGATCTAAGCGGTGACGGGCACTGGCAATATCATCTTAGCGAATCTTTGCGTCATCTATGGTCTTCGTTCAACAGGGAACAGAAGATGGCTATCGCTTACTCCATTAGCGAACTGTCAGATGAGCTGACGAACACCGCATACGAAGGCTCCAGGTAAAAACACATCTGCGTATCGCACGCGCACATCGAAGAAAGTCTTTCAGCTGTGAGCCTGGGCAAACCGTTAACTTTCGGCGGATTTGCCGTGCGACAGGCTCACGTCTAAAAGGAAATAAATCATGGGTCAGAAAATCATTACGTTGTCCGGCGCTGCGACGGATGTTCTTTATTCGCTGTTTTTCCGTGGCGCGCTTCAGTCTGGTGACCTGCCAGCTAAATCTGGCGCTGCTGAGCTTCGGGAACTGGGATTCGCTGAAACACGCCATACCGCGACGGAGTATCAAAAGGAAAACTATTTCACCTTCCTGACCGCTGAAGGGCAGGAGTATGCCATTAAGCACCTGGCAGACACCCGCTTTGGTAAGCCGGTTGATAAGCAGTATTGCAGCGCAATCACCATTGGCGTTGAGCTGGACACTTCAGACGTACAAAAAACTATTGATGAGCTGGACGACAAAATCCGTAACAGCGATGCATTCAAAGTCCTGAAAGATGGCTGGTCTTTCGAAAAGAGCGGGGTGCTGATTATTAATAACGGCGAGGTGTTCGTTACCGATGCGAAGATCGACGATGCCGTATTGTCTAATGGCAATAGCGTTAAATTAAACGTCGCCGGCAAAGGCAAGCCGCACGAAGCTGGCATGACCCTCGGTGTTGAAGGTGAGCATAGCAAGGTTGAGTTTCTGGCCGATCGCTTTAAGGTCCATGAAGCCGCTCAATCAGCCAGCAATAATGAAGAGACGGCCTTCAATGGTGGTCTGGCTTTTGGTGGTTTCCCTGGGGCAATTAGTCATGATGGAGCTAATCCCGCTGATGGCAATAATGCCACCGCTGAACCAATCAGTTCAATTGCTTCAGCGACAGGCACAGCCACCAAGGCGCGACTAACCGACGAGATGCAAGAACTGGTTCTCAAGGCTGTACGTGAAAGCGATCTGTTCACATCCCTTCAGACTGCGATAGCTGCCAAGGCAGCGTCAACCGCTGGCCTGCAACAGGCAGTGAATGACGCAGTGAGCAATGCTATTCGCAACGCACTGAAGCCTGGCGGTCTGCTCTATGGTAAGTGCTAATGCCAGCGGCCATCCCCCGCGCCTGTCGTAAGCGTGGCTGCTCCGGGACTACAACCGACCGCTCTGGATATTGCGAACATCACCGCAATGAAGGCTGGCAGCAGCATCAGCGAGGGCAGAGCAGGCATCAGCGAGGTTATGGCAGCAAGTGGGACAGGCTGCGCCCAATCGTTCTCGACAGAGATAAGCACCTTTGTCAGGAATGCCTGCGAAATGGAAGGTATACACCCGCTGAGACGGTGGACCACATCAAGCCGAAAGCTCACGGCGGTACTGACGATCTCTCTAATCTGGAATCAATTTGCCGCGGCTGCCATAAAGCCAAGACAGCACGCGAACGCCTGAACAGAAATTAAGTAACGAGGTGAAGATGACTGAATCGAAATATGGTTCAGGGCTTCCGCACGCCCATGCTGCCTGCATTGTGGATGGATGCGAATTATCGGTACGATCCCGTAACAGCCACTACTGTGAAAAGCATTACATGCGCGTCCGGCGTCATGGAACGACAGAGAAGCTCAGCACAAGAAAGGATGGCAAGCTGGAGCACACTGGCGGATATCTGCTGGTGTATGCGCCCGATCATCCTTTGGCATGTGGGAGTCCTCGTGTTTACGAGCACCGGAAAGTCTATTACGACAAACATGGGGCTGGACCGTTCCGTTGTCACTGGTGTGCAAAAACCGTTGGCTGGGACACCCTTCACATCGACCACCTCGATGACTGTAAGACCAATAACGAGCCTGACAATCTTGTGCCAAGTTGCCCTGTATGCAATCAGAAGCGAGGCGTAGACAAGATGAGAAAGACAATGCGAGAGAACTCCGACCGCAGATATACCGCTCACGGCAAGACGATGTGTCTTAACGAATGGGCGGATTACCTGGGTATTTCGAGAAACTCCATTGAGTATCGACTGAAGGCAGGCTGGGACATCAGTATGGTGTTCAGCCCTCGCATTGGTAACAGTGGTCCCCCGAGCCGGAAACTGGCGAAAATCGTGCATGAGTCGGTTAAATGATATCTGCTCTCATTTGCGCGGTCTGGGGGAGGGCGGGTAAAAACCTCAGGGAAATCACCCTAAAGGACCGCCGCCTAACCTCTTTTCACATCGCCGCAGGTTAGAAAACTTTTTTATGGGGTCCCCCATTCGATGATTAATAGGAGTTTTCGATTATGTCTGGACCACCGAAAACCCCGACCCATCTACGTTTGGTGAGGGGTAACCCATCTAAACGCCCGATCAATGAGAACGAACCAAAACCCCCTTCAGGGGTACCCCCAACGCCGAAGCATTTCGACAAGCAGGGGAAATACTGGTTTAAACGGATGGCCGACGAGCTTGATGCTATCGGTGTGATGTCTCAGCTGGACGCCAGAGCCCTTGAGCTGCTGGTTGAGGCTTATACCGAATACCGGCATCACTGCGACACGCTTGAAGTTGAGGGCTACACCTACCGGACCGAAACGCAGAACGGGGATGTGCTGATCAAGGCTCACCCCGCAGCCATCATGAAAGCTGATGCCTGGAAACGTCTGCGCGCCATGCTTGGTGAGTTCGGCATGACGCCAGCCAGCCGCACGAAAGTGAATGCAAAAGGTCCTGATGCGGTTGACCCGCTGGCCGAGTTTATGAAAGCGAGGGATTAATGGCTAAGGTTGCAGAAGGCATCCGCTACGCCGAGAGGGTGGTGGCGGGGGAAATTATTGCCTGTGAGTATGTGCGCCTTGCCTGTCAGCGTTTTCTTGACGATCTGGCACACGGCGAAGAGCGCGGTATTTTCTTCAGTGAACCGCGCGCGCAGCACATTCTGAATTTCTATAATTTTGTACCTCACGTAAAAGGCGCACTGGCAGGGCAGCCTATTGAGCTGATGGACTGGCATGTTTTCATCCTTATTAATATTTTTGGTTTTGTTATCCCGCTGGTGAACGAAGAGACGGGGGAAACCGTCCTGCGTAATGACGGCAGCGGTCGGCCGGTGATGGTTCGGCGTTTTCGTACAGCAGATGTTGAGGTGGCCCGTAAAAATGCCAAATCAACGCTTTGCTCTGGCGTGGGGCTTTATATGGCTGGCGCAGACGGCGAGGGCGGGGCGGAGGTTTATTCCGCTGCAACCACTCGTGACCAGGCGCGAATTGTTTTTGAAGACGCGAAAAATATGGTCAAGAAGGCGAAAGCCACTCTTGGGCGGATCTTCGAATTCAACAAGCTCGCTATCTACCAGGAGCAAACGGCCTCCAAATTCGAGCCTTTATCATCAGATGCGAACAACCTCGACGGCCTGAACATCCACTGTGCCATCGTCGACGAGCTGCATGCTCACAAAACCCGTGACGTCTGGGACGTTCTGGAGACGGCAACCGGCGCACGCCTGCAATCGCTGCTTTTCGGTATCACCACCGCCGGTTTCAACAAAGAAGGCATCTGCTACGAATTGCGTGATTACGCCATCAAGGTGCTGCGTGGGCTGGTAAAAGACGATACGTTTTTTGCCATCATCTACACCTTAGATGAAGGTGACGATCCCTTTGATGAAAAAGTCTGGCAGAAGGCAAATCCGGGGCTGGGTATCTGTAAGCGCTGGGATGACCTGCGCCGCCTGGCTAAAAAGGCAAAAGAGCAGGTTTCGGCCAGAATTAACTTTTTCACCAAGCACATGAATATCTGGGTTACCGCTGAGTCAGCCTGGATGGACATGATGAAATGGGAGAAATGCGAGTTTATCGCCCCGCAGCACGAACTTAAAACCTATCCCTCCTGGGTGGGCGTTGACCTGTCAAACAAAATTGATATCTGTGCGGCCGCTAAAGTCTGGCGCGCGCCAGATGGCCACGTTCATGCGGATTTCAAATTCTGGCTACCGGAAGGACGCCTTGAGAAATGTTCACGCCAGATGGCAGAGCTCTATCGTAAGTGGGCCGGGATGGACAAGCTGATTCTTACCGACGGGGATGTAATCGACCATGCTCAGATTAAGGAAGAGCTACAGCTGTGGGTTGCTGGCGAGAGCCTGAAAGAAATTGGCTTCGACCCGTGGAGTGCGACGCAGTTCAGCCTTGCGCTGGCAGAAGAAGGGTTGCCGCTGGTGGAAGTGCCGCAGACGGTTCGCAATTTCTCTGAGGCGATGAAAGAGGTCGAAGCGCTGGTATACGGTGGCCGCTTCCATCACAGCGATCACCCGGTGATGAACTGGATGATGTCCAACGTAACCGTCAAACCGGACCGGAACGAGAACATTTTCCCGAATAAGTCCACACCAGAGGCCAAGATTGATGGCCCTGCGGCCTTGTTCACAGCAATGAGCCGCGTTCTGGTTAACGGTGGCAACGACCAGCAGGATCTCTCCGGATTCTTCAATAATCCCATCATGGTAGGTTTCTGATGAAAAAAAACAAACGGCCAGGCAGGGTTAAAAGTGCTCTGCTTAACTGGCTTGGTGTGCCTATCAGCCTGACTACCGGCACGTTCTGGGAGGAATGGTTTGGTACCAGCAGCAGCGGAAAGGTGGTAACGGCCGATAAAGCCATCCAGCTATCGGCTGTGTGGGCATGCGTAAGGCTGTTAAGCGAGTCTATTTCAACCCTTCCGCTGAAAATATACGTTCGACAGCCTGACGGTTCGCGTAAAGCGGCAACCGATCATCCGGCCTATTCGATACTGTGCCGCCGACCCAATTCAGAAATGACACCATCACGCTTTATGTTGATGGTGGTCGCCAGTATTTGCCTGCGCGGGAACGCCTTCATTGAGAAGAAATTCATCGCAAACCGCCTGGTTTCGCTGGTGCCTTTGCTGCCGCAGAACATGGTGGTTAAACGTCTCACGACCGGGGCGCTGGAATACAAATACACTGAAAACGGTAACGAGCGCGTCATTCCCGTCAAAAACATCATGCATATTCGCGGGTTCGGTCTTGACGGCGTTTGCGGCATGATGCCGATGAAAACAGGCCGGGATGTGATCGGTTCTGCAATGGCGGTTGAGGAGTCTGCTGCGAAGATATTTGAACAGGGGCTTCAGAGTTCAGGTTTTCTCTCCGCTGAGAATGCGCTGTCTGACGAACAACGTGAAAGACTTCGCAGCTACATGGCTGCATTTACGGGTTCAAAAAACGCCGGGAAAATCATGGTGCTTGAAGGCGGATTGAAGTACCAGGGCGTCACCATGAATCCCGAAGACGCCCAGATGCTGGAAAGCCGCTCTTTCAGTATTGAGGAAATCTGTCGCTGGTTTCGCGTTCCGCCTTTCATGGTCGGTCACACCACGAAGCAAAGCAGCTGGGCATCCAGTCTGGAGGGCATGAACCTCCAGTTCCTGACACATACCCTGCGACCCCTGTTGGTGAACATAGAACAGGAAATAGGACGGTGCCTGCTGGACAGCGATGATGAGGTGTTCGCAGAGTTCTCTGTAGAAGGACTGCTGCGCGCCGACAGCGCGGGCCGTGCTGCGTACTATACCAGCGCGCTCCAGAATGGGTGGATGTCCCGCAATGACGTGCGCCGTCTTGAGAATATGCCACCGATTGAAGGGGGTGACATTTACACCGTTCAGCTCAACCTGACGCAACTGAAAAATCTCGAAAGCAGCAATCCTGCTGTTCAGGCTCTGGCCCTGAGAGAACTGCATAACCACATATTCCCTGACATTTCCTTTGAACAATCTCCGCTGAAACAGGCCGCTTAGGAGCATTTTCCTGATGAGCAAAAAACAACTTCCGGCAGCACCGGCGGGTCGCCCCTGCGCGCGGGTCACCTGTGAAACTTTACCCTCCGCCATGGAACGCTGGGATGGCGGGATCAAAGCTGCGGCCACCGACGACAACAGTATTTCTGTTTTTGATGTGATCGGACAGGACTACTGGGGTGAAGGCGTAACAGCCAAACGTATCGCCGGTGCGCTACGGGCGATGAATGGCGCCGACGTCACGGTCAATATCAACTCCCCTGGCGGTGACATGTTCGAAGGCCTGGCAATCTACAACCTTTTGCGAGAATACGAAGGCCGTGTGACGGTGAAGGTGCTCGGTATTGCCGCCAGCGCCGCCTCAGTCATTGCGATGGCCGGGGATGATATTCAGATCGGTCGTGGTGCCTTCCTGATGATCCACAACTGCTGGGTCTACGCGATGGGTAACCGCCATGACTTTGCGGAACTGTCACAGTCTCTGGAGCCCTTCGATAACGCTATGGCAGACATCTACGCGGCGCGTTCCGGCCTTGATATGGCAGCTGTTCAGAAACTGATGGACGCCGAGAGTTATATCGGTGGCAGTGACGCTGTGGCGAAGGGACTGGCAGACAGCCTGCTTTCTGCTGATGCGGTCAGTGATGGCGATGAATCACCTGCGGCCGCGCTTCGCAAACTTGATGCGCTGCTGGCTAAAACCAACACCCCGCGCTCTGAGCGCAGAAAACTCATTAAAGCCTTATCCGGTGGCATGCCTGGCGCTGTCACCACCAACGACGGTACGCCGGGCGCTGCCGAAGATATCAAACCTGAAACCCTCAATTCACTTGAAAACGCTCTTGCGGCGTTAGTCAAATAAGGACCATTTATGTCTGAAGTAAACGAAATTCTGAAAAAAGTCACTGCCAGCATTGAAGATGCAACCAGCAAATTCAACGCGAAAGCAGAAGAGGCACTGACCGAAGCGAAAAAGAATGGTCAGCTCTCAGCTCAGACCAAAGATGTTGTAGATAAAATGGCGACAGAGCTCAACGCTCTTAAGGAAGCTGAAAAAACCCTTAAGGCCAGCCTTGGTGAGCTGGAACAGCATGTTGCCCAAATGCCATTGAACAACGCTGCTAAAGTTACCGAAACTGTTGGACAGGTGGTGATTAATAGCGAGGCGCTGAAGGCCTTTGCCGCGAGCGTTGAAGGCAATAAGCGCGTAAGCGTCCCAGTTCACGCGGCCTTGCTTTCTACAGATGTTGCAGATGGCGTGGTTGAACCACAGCGACTGCCTGGCATCGACACTGCACCAAAACAGCGTCTCTTCATTCGTGATCTGATTGCGCCTGGCCGCACATCTTCACCGGCTATTTTCTGGGTGCAGCAAACGGGCTTTACCAATGCAGCGAAAGTCGTTGCAGAGGGGACTGCCAAACCTTACAGCGATATTGAATTCGCAACTAAAATCACGCCGGTGACAACCATCGCGCACATGTTTAAGGCATCCAAGCAGATCCTTGACGATTTCGCTCAACTCCAGTCTACGGTTGACGCTGAGATGCGTTACGGCCTGAAATATGTTGAGGAACAGGAAATCTTGTTCGGCGACGGAACTGGTGTGCACCTGCACGGCATCGTTCCTCAGGCCTCAGCATTCGACCCGGCATTTTCTGTTGAGAGCCAGAACGGGATTGATGATCTGCGCCTGGCAATGCTTCAGGCTCAACTGGCTCGTTTCCCTGCATCTGGCCACGTTCTGCACTTCATCGACTGGGCGAAAATTGAGCTCACGAAAGACAGTCTGGGCCGCTATATCCTGGCTAACCCGGCATCTCTGACTGGCCCTACGCTTTGGGGGCTTCCGGTGGTAGCAACTGAGGCAGCAGCTTTCCAGGGCAAATTCCTGACAGGCGCATTCAATGCCGCAGCTCAACTGTTCGATCGTGAAGATGCCAACGTGGTTATCTCCACCGAAAACGCCGACGACTTCGAGAAAAACATGATCTCCATTCGCTGCGAAGAACGTCTGGCGCTGGCTGTGAAACGCCCTGAGGCGTTCGTTTACGGTTCATTCAGCACCGGCGCGGGTAGCTGATAACTATTGCGGCCTTCGGGCCGCTTTTTTTCGGGGCAAACAAATGCTTGATCAGAATGTGGTGAAACAGCATTGCCGCATTGATACCGACTTTACGGGTGATGATGCTCTGCTGGAGATTTACACAGGTGCAGCGGCCCGGTACGTCCAGACATGGACACGCCGAACGCTCTATGAAAAGGAAAGCAGCCCTGGCTACGCTGACGACCCGGACCCGATACTGCTCAATGATGATGTGAAGGCAGCCATGCTACTGCTTATCGGTCACTGGTATGCAAACAGGGAAGCGGTAAACATCGGGAACATAGCTTCAGCCGTACCTTTTGCTGTGGAAGCGCTATTGCAGCCATACCGTATTTATGGACTGTAGGAGGGGGTATGCAGGCCGGAAGACTGAGAGACAGGGTGGTAATTCAGAACATCACAACATCCAGAGACCCTTCTGGTCAGCCTGTTGAAACATGGCATGACGGCGCGACTACATGGGCAGAAGTTAAAGGTATCAGCGGGCGTGAGCTTGTAGCGGCAGGTGCAGAAACGGCTGTAGCCACTATCAGGGTATGGACTCGATTTCGTAACGATATAACTGCTGCGTCAAGACTCAGGGTTGTGACTGGCCCGTTCAAGGGTGTCATTTTAAATATCATTGGTCCGCCGATACCTGATTCTCGCGGCATTCAGCTCGAAATTCTTTGTAAGCAGGGGATCGAAAAATGATTGAGACGAGCCTCGATTTTTCCGGCCTGAATGACATCGCAAAGGATCTGGAGGCGCTTAGCCGCGCTGAAAACAATAAGGTTCTTCGTGATGCCACGCGCGCCGGTGCGGAGGTGCTTAAGGACGAAGTGATCGCACGTGCACCGGTACGCACCGGAAAACTGAAAAAAAACGTGGTGGTTGTTACCCAAAAAAGCCGCCGCCGCGGGGAGATTTCTTCCGGCGTCCATATTCGTGGCGTTAACCTGCGCACCGGAAACAGCGATAACACGATGAAGGCGAATAACCCGAGAAACGCCTTTTACTGGCGATTCGTTGAAATGGGAACTGCCAACATGCCGCCACATCCTTTCATTCGTCCCGCGTTTGACGTCCGTCAGGAGCAGGCGACAGAGGTCGCGATCAGGCGCATGAACCAGGCCATTGACGAGGCATTAAGCAAATGACGGAAGACGATCTCTATCCTCTGCTGGCGCCGCTGGCCGGAGGGCAGGTTTATCCCTACGTTGCGCCTCTCGGCAGTGACGGAAAGCCTTCAGTCTCTCCGCCCTGGATTATTTTTTCCATCGTCGATGATGTTTCCGCTGACGTGCTGTGCGGCCAGGCAGAGAGCAGGGTTTCCATTCAGGTAGATGTGTATTCCACTACGATCACTGAATCACGCACCCTGAGAGATTTGGCGCTCGCTTCGCTGAAGCCCTTAAACCCTACAGAGGTGGTAAAAATCCCCGGTTACGAGCCAGATTATCGGCTCTACCGTGCCACCCTGGATTTTAAAGTTACCCCCTGACAATTAATTCACCCAACGAACCCGCCTGATGGCGGGTTTTCTTTTTCCAGGAGACAGCTATGTCTGCACTTTATGAAAAATCGCAGCTGACGAAGATACTTATTTCCTCCCTGCCAGCCACCAAAGAAACGATGGATTCCGCAACCTTCCTCGATCTGAGTTGCACCATCAAAGAAATTCAGTTCACCGGTGGTCAGAAGCAGGATATCGACGTAACAACACTTTGCTCTACCGAGCAGGAGAACATCAACGGCCTGCCTTCTCCGTCAGAAATCTCTCTGTCCGGCAACTTCTACAAGAATCCGGCGCAGGACGCCTTGCGTGAGGCCTATGACAACGATACGACCTACGCTTTCCAGGTCATTTTCCCGTCCGGCAAAGGCTTTAAGTTCCTGGCTGAAATCCGCCAGCACACCTGGTCTTCCGGTACCAACGGCGTAGTGGCGGCAACGTTCTCCCTGCGCCTGAAAGGTAAGCCTGAAAACATCGAGTCTGGCTCCTGAGAGGTCGCATGAAGAATATTAAAAATCTCGCCCTGGCTAAGATGTCGGGTTTTCGTCATAAGACGGTCGCCGTTCCTGAGTGGGAAGGCGTCAAAGTGGTTCTCCGTGAGCCATCCGGTGAAGCCTGGCTTCGCTGGCAGGAAGTGGTGAAAGCGGGTGCTGATGATGAAAATGTGTCGGTATCGGAAAAGGCACACCGTAATCTTTGCGCTGACGTGGTGCTCTTCATTGACGTCCTGTGCGACACCGATAAGCAACCGGTATTCAGCGTAGACGAAGAAGAGCAGGTGCGTGAAATCTACGGCCCCGTCCATTCACGCCTGCTCAAACAGGCGCTTGACCTGATCAACAACGCGGACGAAGCGCGGGAAAAGTCTCAACCCCCGGCGTAAAGTTTCTGATGTCGCTTGCGCTCCGGATGGGGCGCACGCTCTCAGAGCTTCGGCAGAATATGACGGCAAGCGAGCTTCTGATGTGGATTGAGTACGACAGGCAAAGTCCGGTTGGCGATATTCGCGGTGACATTCAGGCCGCCCAGATCGTCTCTGCCATCTACGGTTCGCAGGGGGCAAAAGTACCGCTGGACGATGCGATCCTGCGCTGGGGTGGTGAGGAGCAATCAGAACCGAATGACCCGTTTGCAGGGCTTGAGGCTGCACTTACTGCCGCGACGCAGTGACTTTTGACCCAGATAATATTAGGATTCTTAGACTGATAATGCTGGGGAACCAAAATGGAAATTTTACTAGTTTCAATTGTTATAGGCTTAATTCCAGCCTTAATTGCTCAAAGCAAAGGAAGATCTTTCTTTGCATGGTGGGTGTATGGTGCTCTGCTATTTATAATTGCTTTTGTACATTCTTTGGTAATAAAGAAGGATGTTGCGGCAGAAGAAAAAGACTTAATTGAAAACGATGGTATGAAGAAGTGCCCATTCTGTGCAGAGTTAATCAAAAGCGAAGCTATTAAATGTAAGCACTGTGGTAGTGATTTAGCAGTCGATTCCCCACCGGTTAAGACTGATGAAGAATACCTCGAAGAAGCCAGGCAAAAGGTCTGGAAACAATAAAAATAAAACCGCTTCGGCGGTTTTTTTACGTCTGGAGTTAGACTAAATGGCAACTTTACGTGAGTTAATAATCAAAATTTCCGCTAACTCGCAATCATTCCAGACGGAAATTTCCCGCGCTTCACGTATGGGGCAGGATTATTACCGCACCATGCAAAATGGTGGCCGTCAGGCTGCCGCTGCCGCCCGAGAGAGCGAAAGGGCGTTATCTGATCTGACCGCTGGGTTTGCATCGGCAGGAAGAGCCGCTGCTGCTGCTACGGCCGCTTTTGCGACTGGTAAGCTCGTGCAGATTGCTGATGAGTGGAATTCAGTAAACGCCCGTCTTAAGCAGGCATCATCTTCAGCTGATGATTTTGCTGCCTCTCAGCGCCAGTTAATGGAAATCAGCCAAAGAACTGGCACCGCGTTTTCAGACAACGCAAACCTTTTTTCACGCGCAGCTGCTTCAATGCGTGAGTTTGGGTATAGCTCTGACGAAGTTCTGAAAATTACCGAAGCTGTTTCTACCGGCCTTAAACTTTCGGGGGCTAATACTCAGGAAGCGAGTTCTGTTATCACTCAATTCAGCCAGGCTCTGGCGCAGGGCGTTCTTCGCGGTGAAGAATTCAACGCCGTTAACGAAGCAGGTGATCGTGTTATCCGCGCACTTGCCGCCGGAATGGGCGTGGCCCGCAAAGACCTGAAGAGCATGGCTGACCAGGGGCAACTTACGATTGATAAGGTTGTTCCTGCATTAATGAGCCAGTTGGGCTCATTACAGGGTGAGTTTGCCAGCATGCCGCAAACAGTTTCCGGATCCCTGCAAAAAGTCACAAACTCGTTCATGGCATGGGTTGGAGGTGTCAACCAGGCTACAGGTGCTACCGATGCGCTATCTGGTGGCCTAGACGGAGTTGCCCAAACGCTTGATTCATTTACCTCTTCGGCAGTAAGCGGCGCACTAAGTGATGTTGCAGACAATATGTCCACGATCACAACAGTGGCGGGTGCACTTGTTGGCGTTGGGCTGGCAAGGTATCTCAGTGGAGTAGTAACTAGCGCCACGAGCGCAACCGGCGCGCTAATTTCTGCGGCTAAGTCAGAGGTTGCTCTTGCCGTTGCACAGGATAAGGCTGCGCAGTCTGCCGTTGCCGCCTCAAGGGCGGAGGTTTATAGGGCTCAGCAAGCTGTACAGAGATCGCGTAGCGCAGATGTTCAGGCTGCGCAGCAAGAGAAAATTGCTGCGGCAGAAGCAAAAGTCACTGCAGCCCAGGCCAGGCTGACTACCGCTCTAGCCAGCGGTTCTGCTACAGAGAAAGTCAGAGCCAGAACAGCGCTTGAGCGTGCGCAGGCAGGTCTGGTGGCAGCAAAAAACGCCGATGCACAGGCTATCGCTGAAAGACGCCTGGCTTCCGCGGAGGCCGCCAGAGACCGGAACCTTGCAAATCGTGTTACCACCCAAAGCAATCTCAATAGTGTCACATCTGTTGGCACCCGCCTTTTAAGCAGTGCCCTCGGGCTCATTGGCGGCGTGCCGGGATTGGTGATGCTTGGAGCCGGTGCCTGGTATGCGGTGTATCAAAATCAGGAGCAGGCTCGGCGCTCTGCTCAGGAGTATGCCAGCACGATAGATGAAGTCAGTAAAAAGACGAGGGCAATGACCCTTCCTGAAGCTTCAGATAATGCAGAGAAAACTCGTGCCGCACTGAATGAACAAAACAGGCTAATTGATGAACAAAAGAGCAAGGTTGAAAGCCTGAAAGAGCAGATAGCTGGTTATCAGTCAGTGATTAGTAATCCCGGTCCAACTACCAGCGGTGGTTTCATGATTAACCACCTGACATATTTGGACACTGTGACTCGTGGGCTGGCTACGGCTACAGAGCAGTTATCTGTTGAGCAAGAAAGACTTGCTCAGATGCAGCAAGAATCCGCTTCTATTCAACAGGTTCTGGAAGGGCTTGAACATCGCCGGGTGGCACTCATTCGAGAAGAGGCTGCTAATCAAAACCGGGCTTATCAATCTCTCCTGTTGATGAATGGGCAGCATGACGAATTTAACCGTCTGCTGGGGCTGGGAAATCAGCTATTAATGGCTCGGCAAGGGCTGGCGAACGTCCCTCTCAGACTTCCTCAGGCCGACCTCGACAAAAAGCAAACCGATGCCCTCGAAAAGAGCCGTCGGGATCTTGAGTTGTCACGCCTGAAGGGTGAGGCCAAAGAGCGCCTGCGTCTGAGTTATGCAGCCGATGACCTGGGGTTAACCAGTGATCCGCAATTCCAGACAGGCCGTCAGGAGTTGATTAATAACGGTCTTGCTGAATGGCGGAATAATGAGGCCAACAAACCTAAGGCGAAGGGTGGTAAAACCGAAGGCGAGAAAACCGAGGATGTGTATAAGCGCCTTATCAAGCAGCAAAAAGAGCAGATTGCCCTGCAAGGCCAGAATACTGAACTGGCGAAGGTTAAATACCAGGTTAGCCAGGGCGAGCTTGCTTCTCTGACAGAAGCCCAGAAAAAGACGGTATTGCAGAATGCTGCGCTCATTGACCAGGTTAAATTGCGTGAGCAACTGCGAAATTACGAAGCCAACCTTGCTGACAGTAACGCCAGCGCCCGCGCAGCCAATGAAGCGCAACTGCTGGGCTATGGGCAGGGAGCCAGGTTCCGTGAAAGACTTCAGGAGCAGTTCAATCTGCGTAAGGAGTTTGAGCAGAAGAATACCGATCTTCTCCGCCAGCGTCAGGCTGGTGAAATCGACGAGACGTTCTATCAGCAGGGGCTGGCACTTAATAAGCGCTACCTTGAAGAGCGCCTGCGCGACCAGGAAGGATATTACGCTGCTTCTGATGCTCAGCGGGATGACTGGATGACGGGCTTGTCTGAAGGCTATGCCAACTGGGTGGATGAAGCGACAGATTACTCTTCCATGGCAGCTGACGGGATGAAGCAGGCGATGGGCGGGGCGGTTACCACCATTACTGACATGCTTAACGGTAACGTAGACAGTTGGAAGGACTGGGGAATAAGTGTTCTCAAAATTGTTGAAAATGTTGCAATCAACATGGCTCTTGCTAATGGTGTTAGCTCGTTAGGCTCATTCTTCAGCTTCGGTGCATCTTCCGCCGCAGCCGCCAGTAGCGGTACCGCTATTCAGAATGCTGGCGCGAACTTTACCTTTAATGCGAAGGGTAATGTTTACGACTCTCCGTCCCTGAGCGCTTACAGCAATGGCGTTTTTCAGACACCTCAACTGTTTGCTTTTGCTAAAGGCGCAGGGATTTTCGGCGAGGCAGGTCCTGAAGCAATCATGCCCCTCACGCGGGCACCTAATGGTGATCTTGCCGTTCGCGCAGTGGGGATGCCGCAGGTTTCTGGTGGCGTGCCTTCAGTTAACTTTGGCGATATCAATATTCAGGGCGGATCTCCACAGGCGTCCAGTCAGGGTACTGCCGGAGCAGCAGGCAGGCAGCTTAAGGATGCCATCACTGGTGTCATTAACGAACAGGCCAGCATGCCGGGCTCGCCTCTGTGGCGATTAATCAAGGGAGTTTAACCATGGCAGTCGAAACCTTCAGCTGGTGCCCAAAGGTTGCCTCTCAGGTTGATACAAGTTTTCGTACCCGAAAGGCGCAGTTTGGCGATGGCTATACACAGGTGGCCGGGGACGGCATCAACCCGGTAACACCTCAGTGGAGCGTGAGCTTTACCGGCGACGAGGCTTACATTCAGGCCATTAAAAACTTTCTGAACAGACATGCAGGGTGGAAGTCATTTATCTGGAAGCCACCGCTTGATCCTTCAGGTTTATGGCGCGCGGAATCCTTCCAGATATCTACCCACGGCAACAAAAAATACACCCTCAGCAGCACATTCATACAGGCATACCATCCATGAGTATTTCATCTGATGTCCAGAAACTGGAACCGGGTAAGCGCGTCCGCCTGATCGAGGTGGACGGCTCAGCGTTCGGTGCGGGTATTCTTCGCTTTCACAACGAGACAATCCCGCATACCGAGGCGGAAATCATCGCCGCAGGCGGCGACGAGTCAAAACTTGAGCCGAAGTCGGTGTGGTGGCAGGGGCAGGAGTATGGCGCGTGGCCGTATGAACTGACCGGCATATCTGTAAGCAGTGACGGCCAGAGTTCACGGCCGTCACTCACTGTTGCAAACATCAGCGGTACGATTGGCGCGCTGTGCCGCAGGTTTCAGGGGATGGCTAAAGCAAAGGTGATCATCCATGACACCTTCGCTCACTACCTGGACGCAAGAAATTTTCCTGGCGGGAACCCGACTGCGAATCCCAACGAGGAGCGCAAACAGGTTTATTACATCGACCGTAAATCAGGGTCAGACGATGAAACCGTAGAGTTTGAGCTTTCAAGTCCAGCCGATTTGCGAGGGCAACTCATTCCGACCCGGCAAATTCAGCCAATGTGCACGTGGTGCATGCGGGGCTGGTACAAAACCGGGAACGGCTGCACCTACGCCGGGCAAAACGGCTGGTTCGATAAAGACGGCAATCGGGTGGACGATCCTTCACAGGATGTTTGCTCCGGATTGCTGTCAACGGGCTGTAAACCTCGCTTCGGAGAGAATGAACAGCTGGATTATGGCGGGTTCCCCGGCGCTTCACTTCTGAGAGGATAATCATGCGCGACAAAACAGTTAGCGCCATTCTGGCGCATGCCGCCGCATCCTTCCCCGAGGAGTGCTGTGGCGTGGTTATTCAGAAGGGGCGGGTGGAGAAATACATCCCCTGCAAAAATAATGCTGAGTCGCCGACTGAGCAATTTGAACTCAATCATGAGGATTATGCGGCCGCCGAAGAGCAGGGAACTGTGGTGGCGATCGTCCACAGTCACCCCGGCGACGGGGCAACAACCCAACCGAGCGAGCTCGACATGCTGATGTGTGATGCCACGGAACTGCCGTGGATTATTGCATCGTGGCCGGAGGGCGACATTCGCACCGTCATGCCTCGCGGAGACCGACCCCTCACAGGGCGCCAGTTTGTTCTCGGATATGCAGACTGCTGGTCTCTCATCATGGACTATTTCCGCATCGAACACGGCATTGAACTGCCCAACTACAGCGTAGATCGCCACTGGTGGGAGCAGGGTGAAAACCTCTATATGGACAACTGGCAGGAATGCGGTTTTCGTGAGTACGACGGTCCCGCTCAGCCAGGTGACATGGTTATCATGCAGGTTCAGTCCACCGTCCCGAACCATGCCGGGATTTTGCTTGATGGCAACATGCTACTGCATCACATGTATGGCCAGCTAAGCCAGCGTATTCCCTACGGTGGCTATTACCGTGACCGTACCATCAAAATTCTGCGTTATAAGGATTTGATGTAATGGAAAGAAAAACCGTTATCAAACTCAGCGGCTCAATGGCTCAGCGATTTGGCAGGACACATCGCCGCGCACTAACGTCGGCCAGCGAAGTGTTCAGGGCACTTTCTAACACCATTGACGGATTTGATGCCTACCTGCGAGAGACCAGAGCGAAAGGGCTGGACTTTGTCATCTTCCGAAACCAAATAAACATAGGCAAGGAAGAGTTTGATCTTCTTGGGCCTGGTGATGAGCTCCGTATTATCCCTGTCATACGCGGTAGTAAAAGGGCGGGGCTCTTTCAAATTGTTACTGCCGCCGCAATTGCGGCCTTTACCTGGTGGAACCCAATAGGATGGGCAGCAAGCACACAAATGGCACTATATGCCGCAGCTGGTTCTATGGCCGTTGGTGGTGTAGTGCAGATGCTCTCTCCTCAGGTTTCAGGTCTGCGAATGCGTCAGGAACCTGATAACAAACCCTCCTATGCGTTTGGTGGTCCCGTTAACACGACAGCATCTGGCAATCCCGTTCCCCTGCTTTATGGGCAACGGGAAATTGGCGGCGCCATTATATCCGCCGGGGTTTATGCAGAAGATCAGCAATAAACCAAACCACGTACTGCAAGCCACCTGACGGTGGCTTTTTTATGGACGCGATATGACGACGACAATCATCAAAGGCCGCGGTAAAGGTGGCAGCAATCAGACCCGAACACCCATTGAAGCACCGGACAGCATTCAGTCCATTGCAAGGGCAAAGGTGCTGATTGCGCTTGGAGAGGGTGAGTTCGCTGGCGGGCTTGATGGTAAAAACATTTTTCTTGGTGACTCATCTTCCTACACGCCTCTTCAGAACGCCGACGGAAGTTATAACTTCAATAATGTGAAATATGAGTTCCGTTCCGGTACTCAGGACCAGGACTACATTCAGGGCTTCCCCGGCATTGAAAACGAACTTCAGGTTTCATACGAGCTGAAACAGGCTGTGCCGTACGTGCGCGCGGTATCCAACACGCAGCTCTCTGCGCTGCGAATTCGCCTGGGATGGCCAACTCTTTTACTCCAGAAAAACAACGGCGATAAAGTCGGCACCCGCGTAGAGTATGCTATCGATCTGTCGGTCGATGGCGGGCCGTATGAAACGGTGGTTAACGGTGCTGTTGATGACAAAACCACGTCGCTTTATGAGCGCAGTCACCGCGTCAATCTTCCGAAAGCCTCGACTGGATGGCAGTTGCGGGTTCGCAGAATCACGCCGGATTCCACGAGCGTGAATATCGTCGACACCATGCGCGTTGTGGCCGTTACTGAAATTATTGACGCCAAACTTCGCTACGTTAACACAGCGCTGCTGTATGTAGAGTTTGACGCAACGCAGTTCCCTAATGGCATTCCTCAGGTTGTGTGTAATCCGAAAGGGCGAATCATCCGTGTACCTGATACTTATGATCCCGAAACCCGCACTTATTCTGGTACATGGGAGGGCGTATTTAAATGGGCATGGACGGATAATCCTGCCTGGATTTATTACGACATCATTCTGAACGAGCGCTTCGGGCTGGGTCAAAGAATTGATGCGACTCAGATAGACAAATGGGAGCTTTATCGCATCGCCCAGTATTGCGATCAACTGGTACCAGATGGCAAGGGCGGAAGTGGGACGGAGCCTCGTTTTCGTTGCAACGTTTATATCCAGGACCGTAATGACGCCTGGACTGTACTTCGTGATCTGGCGGGTATATTTCGCGGCATGACGTACTGGGGCGACAATAAGATGTATGTCCTGGCTGATATGCCACGGGATGTGTGGCACATCTATAACCACGCCAGCGTTGTTGAAGGAAAATTTACCTTTGCGGATCCGAGTGAAACCACCCGAAACACTGCCGCGCTGGTGAACTGGTCAGACCCTGCCAACCACTATAAAGACACGCCTGAGCCTGTTTACGATAACGATCTGGCCATGCGCTTCGATTATCGTCAGCTCGAAATGACTGCGATCGGCTGCACCAGGCAGTCAGAGGCAAACCGGCGGGGGCGCTGGGCGCTGCTCACTAACGGTATCGGCGAGGTGGTGACCTTCAGCACGGGCATGGACGTTCCACCTGTCGGGGAGGTGATCGGCGTGGCTGCTAACGAGCTGGCCGGAAGAACTATCGGCGGCAGGGTGAGTGGGGTTAACGGCCGCAACATAACCCTCGATCGCGCCGCTGATGTGAAGGCCGGGAACCGGCTGTTTTTGAATCTTCCATCAGGCACAGCTCAGGCCAGAACCGTCCAGGCCGTTAACGGAAACACAGTCACTGTCACCACACCCTACAGCGAAACGCCGGAGGCTGAATGTAACTGGGGTGTGGACTCTGACGATCTGTTTATAGCGCTTTTCCGTGTTACGGGAACGCGGGACAACAACGACGGCACTTTCGAGGTCACCGGGACGACTTACAACCCTGATATCTATTCCGCTGTTGATACCGGCGCAAGACTGGACGAGCGGCCAGTCAGTGTCATTCCACCGGGGGTTCAGGCTCCCCCAGGAAATATCGTCGTAGACAGTTACTCTACGGTTAACCAGAACATTGCGATTACCACCATGCGCGTTGCCTGGGATGCTGTTCAGGGTGCAGTTGCGTACGAGGCGGAATGGCGGCGTGACAGCGGCAACTGGATTAGTGTGCCCCGAACGTCTTCTCTCGGCTTTGAAGTGCAGGGTATCTACTCGGGTCGCTATCTGGTCCGCGTCAGGGCGGTGAACGCCAGCGACGTTTCATCAGTGTGGGCGACATCACCAGAAGTAAATCTTACTGGTAAAGTGGGCAATCCACCGAAGCCGGTTGGCTTTATCGCTTCTGAAAACGTGGTATTCGGTATCGAGCTGAGCTGGGGATTCCCGGCGAACACCGACGACACGCTGAAGACGGAAATTCAGTACAGCCTGACAGGGACGGAAGACGATGCGATGCTGCTGGCAGACGTACCCTATCCGCAGCGCAAGTATCAGCAGATGGGCCTTAAGGCAGGGCAAATTTTCTGGTACCGGGCGCAGCTGGTAGATCGAAGCGGAAACGAATCAGGGTATACAGACTTTGTGCGCGGGCAGGCCAGCATCGATGTATCCGATATCACCGATGCAATCCTGGAGGACATGAAAGGCTCCGATACGTTCAAAGACTTGATCGAGAACGCGGTGGACAGCAGCGGAAAACTGGCAGAACTGGCTGATGCAATCAAAGAGAACGCAGACGGCCTTGCTGCTGCGGTTGGCTCGAACAAGCAGACCGCTGAAGCAATCATCGGAAACGCGCTGGCTATTGCCGATGTTGTCGTGCGCCAGACAGCCCAACAGGGCGCTAACTCTGCGACCTTCGAACAGCTCCGGGAGGTGATCGCCACTGAGACGGAGGCTCGCGTCACGGATGTTACTCGTCTTGAGGTAAAAACAGCGCAGAACGAAGCGGGAATTACCGAGGTAAGGCAGGCTCTGTCAGATGAAACGCAGGCGAGGGCGACAGCTGTCGACCAGCTTACTGCGAGTACTCAGGTCATTTCTGATAAAGCTGATTCGGCTTCGAGTAAAGCTGACGCTGCATCAGGTAAGGCAGATGCAGCTGAACAAGCCAGCTCACAAAACACTGCTGATATTACCACGTTGCGACAGGTTGTCACCGACACGACTTCATCAATGGCATCCCGCCTGGAGGAGCTGGGAGCAAGAACCGATACTGCCAGCGGCGGCATCCAGAATAACGCTATCGCACTAATAACGAGTACGCTGGCGCAGGTTGATCAGCGGGTGAGACTTAGCGCGCAGTACGGTGACAGCAAGGCCAGCATCGATCGTCTTGATAACGTCATGGCAAGCGACAGGGAGGCAACGGCGCGTTCGCTGCTGAGTTTGCAGACTGACGTGAACGGCAACAAGGCATCCATCAACAGCCTGAACCAGACCTTCTCCGATTACCAGCAGGCCACCGCCACGCAGATAAACGGCATCACGGCGACCATCAACGGACATACCTCAGCCATTACCACTAACGCTCAGGCCATTGCGAACGTCAACGGCGACCTGAAGGCGATGTACAGCATCAAGGTCGGGTTATCCAGCAACGGTCAGTATTACGCGGCTGGGATGGGGATCGGCGTTGAGAATACGCCTTCTGGTATGCAGTCGCAGGTTATCTTCCTGGCTGACCGCTTCGCCGTTACTCACCAGGCCGGAGCCACGGTGACCTTACCGTTCGTTATTCAGAACGGTCAGGTAATTATCAGGGATACGGTAATAGGTGATGCCACTATCACGCGAGCGAAACTGGCTGAAACAATCAGCTCGGTTAACTACGTTCAGAACCAGGCTGGGCTGTCCATAAACTTCAGAACGGGCACGCTTGAGAACTACGGTTCAACCGCTGGGGAAGGGGCGATGAAGCAGACTAATCAAACGATCAGTGTCAAGGATGCCAACAATGTGTTGAGGGTTCAGATCGGGAGAATCACGGGAACATGGTAACGGGAGGCCTCTTACGGGGCCTCTTTTTTTCAGGAGAACTGGATGGCGGAATATGGTGTTCAGACATGGGACGCATCAGGCAAGGTAAACAACTATGGCGTTAAGCCTGTCAGCGTTTGCGGCTATCTCCAGCTGGCCCAGAACCAGAAAACAGGCTCTTACACCGTAGCGCTTCCACCGGGTTGCAGGCTGACCTATTTTCAGAGCATGAACGGCGATCAGTTTGGTACGAGTCGGAGGAAGATCACCATTTCGGGGGGAACAGCAACAGTGTCAGCAGCAGGCGATACCGACTACTCAGCAGGGACTGAGCCTGCGGCAGCGGCTTATCTCATTTTCCAGATCGAGAGGGCATAAATGGCGGAGTATGGCGTTTTACTGACGACGACCAGCGGGGAAGTATGGGTGACCGCGAACAGCTCGCCAATCGCTCTACAGGCGCGAAAGACAGCGGCACTTCAGGGAACATCGGGTTTTAATACCAAAGTGACGCACACATTCCCCGCAGGTCAGCCTGTTGTCGCCTTCGTTCATTGCACGGTAGAGGTCGAAATCACTCAAACGATAAGCGGGAACACCATCACGATTGATTTTCTCAGACCGAATGCAACCGGCACAGCGTACGTTTATTTTTTCTCTATTTTCCCGCAGACAAAGCCAGACTACGGGCTGGCCGTGTGGGATGCTTCAGGGACGCTGATTTTAACAAACGAAACGCGCACGCTGAGCGATGTTGTCACCCTCGGTACCGCCGGGGTGGATGCCAGCTCAGGATACAACATCAATACAACTCTGGCGGGGAAGTGGGCCTGTATGCCTGCCATGCTGGGGCTAATTACCGGGGTTGTATCCGCCGGCGGTCAGCCGCAACCCTACTCGGCCATATACAAGAGCATGGCAAAGCTTGAGGGAAGCAATACGCGGATATTCGCCAGGCCGCAGACAACCCCCGGCGGCAACCTTCAGAACGTTGCGTATTCGAATCTGAGGAACGTGATTATGGCCATTAACTGCGCCAACTATGATTGATCGTTTTGAACGATCAATTTCGAATAATTGATCTACCAAATCAATTATATCCCGTTGATTCATATTGTTATTGTGTAGCTTCATGAATGCCCTGGGATATAACCACTATGAAAAATATGATTCTTTGCCTGGCGGTAGCGGTATTGCTCTCCGGTTGCGCTGGCGTTATTGAGAAGCAGCAACCCTTATGCACCGGAACAGCCCTGGTCGGCGGACAGGAAAGCAGCGTCCAGATCTACGGAGTCCGTAAACAAAACAATCAGACGCAGTACCGCGCCGGTTATCCCTTTAACTGGTCATGGGTGAGCGCCAACACGTTCACCAGCACCACCTGCCACTAACCCATTCAGTTTTGAACAAACCCCGCTCCGGCGGGGTTTTTTATTGCCTGGAGAAAACATGATTTATACTACTGGCACTATCGCCATCAGCGGAAACACCCTTACAGGTACCGGCACAAACTTCACTGCTGCTGGTTCTCTTATTCGTAACGGCTGCACTGTTATCGCCCTGACCAGTCCGCCGCAGGTTTTTCAGATTACCGCGATTGGAAGCGCAACCTCTCTTACCGTTACGCCAGCAGCTAACCCAACAGTTCCCGCTGGAACCCGGTTTGCCATTCTTCTGAGTGACAGTCTGAGCGTGGATGGTCTGGCGCAGGATATTGCTGAAACCTTCACGATGTACCAGCGCTACATGAGCGGGTTCGCTGATGTAATGAACGGGACATCTGATGTCACCATCACTATCAATGGCACTGCCGTTACCGTACCGGGTCAAAAATCGCTGGCGAAGAAAGGGGCTAACAGCGACATTACCAGCCTTTCTGGGCTGAAAACAGCT